ATGGACGCCAACGGCAATAGCGAGGCCCAGTCCGGCTGGGGCTCGGGCTTTTTCATGGGGCTAACCGCCTCCACGATGATCGAGATCTCGGAAGTCACCAAGATCCCGTTCGCCGAGGAGAAGGCCGGCACCTTCGAGAAAACGCACTTCAAGTCGCCGAACCGCCGCAAGGAATATGGCGCCGCGTTGATCGAGCCGGGCGAGGACACGTTGGAGATCAACTATATCCCTGGCTCTCCGACGGACCTGCTCCTAACCGCCGCCCACAACAGCGGCGCGCCCTATATGTACGAGGCATATTTGCCCGCGCCTGCGAACAAGTGGTGGAAGATCAGCGGCTATCTGATCGTCCAGTCGCGCGGGCGCTCGGTGCCGATCGACAACGGCATGAAGCAGATGGTCAGCGTGCGGTTCACCGGGGCCTCGTCTGAAGCGAGTGCCACCGCGCAGCGGACCGTCTCGGCCGGGTCGGGCTCGTAATGCGCGGCGAGATCATCTTCGACGCCGGGGGGCAGCGGTACACGCTGTTCCTCGGCAATGCCGCGCAGTGCGCCGTCGAAGAACAGTATGATCGCGGCTTCTTCGCCGTCGTCGCTGATGCGATGCCCGGCATCGATCCGCAGGTCGCCATGGCCGTGGCGCGGGCCATGCAGACGGGCGTCGAATTGTCTCCAGCGCTCGCCGCGAAGGCCCAGGAGGGCTTGCGCAGCATCCGCCTGAGCGTGCTACGCGATCTCGCGTGGCATGGCCTGCGCCAGCACCATCCCGATATCACGCTGCCCCAGGTCAGCGCGATCGCCGATGAGCTGGGCCGTGACGCGTTCAGCGAGATCATCGGCCGGGCGCTGCGCGCGGCACAAGGCGAAGCCGAGGAGGCGGGTCCCGCTCCCAACCCGGGAAAGCCCAAGCCGTCGAGGTCCCGCAAGACCCGCGGCTGAAGACCGAATGGGGCAAGCTGGAGCGTCAATGGGCTCGCTTCGGCCTGCCGCCCGAGGCCTTCTGGACGATCACGCCCGCCATCATGCGGTCGACCATCCTGGGGCGGATCGATGCCCGACGCGACGATTACGAATTGGCCAAATATGCGGGCTGGAAGGCGATCTGGTTCCACCGTCAGGAGCGGCTCGAGCCCTTCGGCGACTATGCCGTGAAAGAGCAGGCCGGGACCGATGGCGAGCGCCAGCGGCCAGAAGAGATGCTGGCCTCGCTGATCAGCAAGGCGGGCAGCGGCGCGCCGATCAATGTCGAGCTGGTGGACAGACCCCGCCCGCTGGGCTGAAGCATCAAAAATGAGGAGGTGGCGATGGAAGCCATGCTTGCCAATCTCACCTTCGGGATGAACGTGCGTGATGAGGCGTTCAAGGCTGCACTGTCTTCGGACCGCGAGGCACTTCGTCAGACGGAGCGCCAGTTTCAGCAATCCGGTGACGGTATGGGCGCGTCCATGCAGGAGGCAGCTGACGCTGTAAACCGCGCGGCGGCGGCCATGGTCAATACATTCAGTCGCACTGTCGACAGCGTGCGTAAGGCTGGGCTTGCAATGACGGTCGCGCTCACCGTGCCGACCGGCCTGCTGGGCAAAGCTGCGAAGGATACGGCCTCCGATTTCCAGACCTCCATGAACGATGTTCGGGCTGCCCTGATGACCGCATCTCCGAAGGAGATGAACGCGCTTCGAGAAGCAGCGCTGGCGCTTGGTCCTGCGTATGGGAAAAGCGCTGTCGAGGCGGCAACTGCCATCGCATCACTGGGCCGCAACGGGATGTCGGCCGCATCGATCCTCGGCGGCGGACTTCAGTCGGCGTTGAAGATGGCGGTAGTAGGCCAGACGGACCTGTCAAAGTCGGCCGATCTTACGACCGACGTTATGAGCCAGTTCAATATGCGCGCAGATCAGACGGCGATGATCGTCGACAAGATCTCAGGTGCGCTCGACGCATCAAAGTTGAACATGGACGATTACCGACTGGCCGCTGGCAATGCGGGCGGCGTCGTTGGAGCCCTCGGCTACACATTTGACGATTTCAATACCGGCCTGGCCGCAACCGCCCCGCTCTTCGACTCCGGCGCACAGGCGGGAACGTCCTATCGGGCGTTTCTGACCTCGCTCGCGGGGAAAAGTGAAGACGCCGTAAAAGCGCAGTCCCAACTCGGGCTGGAATTGTACAAATCCGGTGGAGAAGCGAAATCGCTTGGAGAGATCGCCGACCAGTTGCAGCGGAAAATGGGGAGCCTAAGCGACCGGTCAAAAACCGTTTTCCTGAACAAGATGTTCGGCGATGATGGCGCGCAGACGGCGGTCCAGCTGATCAAGGTGGGCCTGGACGGTGTGCTCAAGGCGCAGAAGGAAATCGGCGCGGTCACCGCCGATCAGAAGATCGCCGTACTGCTCGATGGCGAGGCCGCTGCGACCCAGCGGCTGGCGAGCAGTTGGGAACAGTTGAAGATCAAGATCGGCGAGGCCGGTCTTGTCCAGATCATGACGGCGATCAAGGATATCATGGCGAGCACGATCTCCATGATCGCTAAAGCTCCACCAGCATTTTTCTACCTGTTCACCTCGATTGGGGTCGTAGTGGCGGCAGCAGGTCCGTTGATCACTGCGCTCTCGAGCATCGTCGCGCTTGCCGCTCCAATGATTGCGACGACGCTGCTCCTACGGAGCGGCCTGGGTATGCTGGGCGTCACGTTAGCCGCCGTGGCTAATCCCGCCGGCATGCTCGGCCGCTTGTTGGGGGTGTTGGCACTGCGCGCCGGTAGCGCAATGATCATTGGGCGCTTGGGATCAGCAATCTTCGGCGTATTGGGACCGCTCGGCGCATTGGCATTCGCGGTGACGACCGTGATACAGCTGATGAACGACAATCGTCAGGCCGAGCAACACTATGTCGATGCGCTCGACCAGTCACGCAGCGGTGTAGAGAAGGCGACGCAGCTGGCACAGCAACTTGCGTTCGCGCGTGGCAAACAGCGCGAGGAAACGATCGCGGCAATCAAAGCGGAGCGCGCGCTAGCGGTGGCGCAGCTGGCTACCGCCCGCAAATCGCTGGCGGATGCGCGCCGGGATAGCAATGCGTCGCGCAATCCGAGCGTCGGTCAACGCGTCTATCAGGTGCTGTCAGCTGGTGGCACCGATTGGGACAAGGCCATCGATAACCGGGTGGCGGGGATGCTGGGCGTCAATCTTGGCAAGAACCGGATGGAAGCGGCGCGCAATGTTGAGGCGAGTGCTCAGTCGCTCGGCAATGTGATCGACCGGGTCAAAATTCTCAATGACGCGCTGTCCGAGGCGGCAAAACCGAACCCGACAATTGATCTCGCTTTCGACGACGGCAAGGGCGGCGCCAAGGGTGACGCGGCGCGCGACACCAAGGGGCGGGACGGTGCGCAGGACGAGGCGCGTTATCTTGATGATCTGGGCCGCGCGCGTGTCGATTATCTTCGCGCTCGCGCCGATATGACCGACAGCGCGCGTGCCCGGCACACTGCCGACGTCGCGGCGCTGGAGGAAGACCGCGCCGCCTATGGCCGCCAGGTCGAACTCGACAAGGGCCTGACCGACGCCAAGCGGCAGACGCTGCTCGCCAAGCGTGACGAGGCGGATGAGATCGAGCGCGCGGTCATCGACCAAACCCTGTTCCGGGCAGAGACGCAGGCAACCTACGACATAGCCGTTGCCGAGAATGAAGCGCAGCAGGATCATCTCCGTGCGCAACTCGATCTGGTCGACAGCGTGCAGCAGCGCCGGGACATCGAGCTGAAGCTGCTCGACCTGCAACGGCAGAAAGAGGAAGCCGATCTCGAACTGATCCTGGCGACCAAGGCCAACACGTCGTCCGAATGGGAAAAGGCAAGGCTGCGCAAGGATCAGCTCGACGGCATTTATGCGGACCGCCGCGCCTCGGTCATGCGCCAGAACGAAAGCCCGGCCGAAGCCTATGGCCGGACGGTGAACGCCTCCGCCGCGGCGATCAACGAACGGGTGCAGGAAGGCGCGATAAATGGCCTGCGCGACCTGAATGCCGGCCTGACCGACGCGATCATGGGCACGGCGAAGCTGGGTGACGCCTTCGAAAATATGGGGAAGCGCATCATCGCATCTCTGCTCGACATCGCAATCCAGCAGGCGGTGATCCGGCCGCTGGCCAATAGCCTTTTCGGGGCGGCGGATGCGGCTGGCAACCGATCGGGTGGCTCGCTGGCGAGCATCGGCAGCTTCTTCGCCCGCACTTTCGGTGGTGGCCGTGCGACGGGCGGGCCGGTGAGTTCGTCCGGCTGGTATGTCGTTGGCGAGCAAGGCCCCGAACTGTTCGCGCCCGGTGTCAACGGCGCGATTGTGCCGAACGGCGGCTTGGCAGCGGGTAGCAGTCGGTCCCCATCCGTCGTGCAACTGGTGGTCGGGGAGGGGCAGATGTTCGAGCCTCGCGTCCAGTCGATCTCGGGTGGCGTGTCGGTGCAGACCGTCCGATCCGCCGGGCGGTCGAATGCGATCCGCGCTCGCCAGAGCCTCGACTGATGGCCGTGATCGAACTGCCCGACTGGGCCGTGCCAAATGGCGCGACCCCGGCCCTGATCGACTTCGGGGGCGTGTTGCGCCCCTCGACCGGCGCGGGGCTGCTGCGCGTTGACCGGCAGGGGTCGCGGTACAAGGCGGGGCTGACCTTTCCGCCGTTTGACGATCCTGCGCATGGGCGGATCATCGTCTCGCGCCTGATCCGCGCCAAGCGCATGGGCTTGCGGGTCGAGTTTCCTCTGCTCGCCCCCCAGCCTTGCGAGGATGCGGTGGTCGACGGTGTCGGGCAGGCCGGGACCGCGCTGAAGATCCGGGGGCTGTTCCCCGGCCGCGTCGTGCGTGAGGGATTCTGGCTGAACGTCGTTCGCGCCGATGGCCAGCACTTCCTGCACAATGTGGCGGGTCAGGTAGTGGCGGACGCGGCCGGTAAGGCCACCCTGCCCCTCTCCGAAATGCTGCGCTGGCCTTTTGCCGATGGCGACCAGGTCAAGCTGGTCCGGCCGATGATCGAAGGGATCGTCGATGGTGACGAGCAGGCCTGGGCCATCAGCGTCGAGAAGTTCGTCAGCATCGAATTCACCGTCGAGGAGGCGGCCTGATGGATCGTGTCCTGCTCGTCGGGCTGCTGAAAGCCGAGCTGCCCGGCCGTACCGTCTTGCTGTGCGACGGAGGGTTCCTGACGTGGAATGGCGAGACCTATCTATCGACCGACGCGGTGTTCGGCACGGCCGGGGGCTTCGAGGTCCCGGAAGAGGGCGTGGGCGATGTCATCCCGTCCGGCACGCTGACCATGCTGCCGCCCGGATCCGCGGCCGCCATCGCGCTGACCAATCCCGCCTATCAAGGGTCGCGGATGCGGTTCTGGATTGCGGAGGTCGATGAGGCGACCGGTGCCGTGATTGGGGCGCCGGATTTGCAAGCCGAATGGCAATTGGACCGTACGACCCTGCGCAGCAAGCGCGGATCGCGCACCGTCGACATCGATTGCGTTTCGCAGGCGCAGCGGCTGCTCGCCAAGGTCGAGGGGAATGTGCTGTCGAGCGCCTTCCATTCGTCGGTCTTCCCCGCCGAGCGAGGCTTCGACAACGCCACCGGCCTGCCGACTGAATTCGCTTGGGGCACCGCGTCCAGCCCGCGCGGGACGGTTGCGAGCAACACGCGTGCTTGACCTGGCGCAGCGGGTCGAGGCGACCGAAAAGGTCGTCGCGCGCTTTCGTGGGCGGCCCTTCGACTGGCGGGGGCGGCGGACATGCATCCATCTGGCGCGGGCGCAGGCTCGCGCGCTGGGGCATCGGCCGCCCGCCATCCCTGATTTCCGCTCTGCGCTTGGGGCAAAGACGGCGCTGAAGGCGACGGGCCATGCGACGCTGGAGGCGCTGCTCGACAGCCTGTTCCCACGCATCGCGCCAGCCGCGATGTGGGTCGGGGACCTGGCGTTGATGGAAGGTGGCGACGGCTTCGACGCGATCGTCATCTGCGCTGGGAGCAAGATGATCGGCTATCACGACGATCACCTGGCTGATGGGATCGTCAATCTGATGGGCCTTGGCGAGCGCCCGTTCATCGGGGCGTGGCGGCTGTGAGCGGAACGCTGGGCAAGGTCGCGATGGTCGCGGGGTTGGTCGCGTTGGCCGCGACGGGTGCGGGCGCCATCGCTGGGGCCGGCTGGGGCATTGCCGGCGTCGGCAGCTTCTCGTCGATCGCGACGGCCGCCAGTATCGCCGGGGCGGTGGCGAGCGTGGGGGCCAGTGCGCTGGCCAAGACGCCGCCAGCCAAGGGGTCGGTCTCCTCGACGACGATCGGCACCGATCAGCCGATGCCGTTCCTGATCGGAGAGACCTATTATGGCGGCAGCCGTATCCACCAGATTGGTTACGGCCCGACGATCAAGAAAGTGCCAAACCCCTATGCCCTGATCGTCGATACCTATTCCGGGGCGGGGCCGATCGAAGGTCTGGTCGATGCGATGGCGGACTTCGTGTCGCTGGGCATTCCCGCCGGCGGTGGGGCGGCATCGGGCTATGCGGCGGGCTTCCTATGGGCGGCGGTCCAACGCGGAGACATTCCGGAGCCTTCTGCGCTTCAGCCGCACTGGGCCGGCGCGCCCGGCTGGGGTGCCGATTACCGCCTGTCGGGCCATGCCGCCATCGCATGGTCGTTGCTGTTCGATCGCGATGGCAAGATTTTCGCCTCGGGCGTGCCGCAGCTCGGGGCGGTCTGGCGCGGACAACTCGCCTGGGACCCGCGCAAGGACAGCAGCTATACGGGTGGTCAGGGGGCGCAGCGCTGGGCATCACCAGCCGACACGGCCGCGCATGATGCGGCGCGCGCGACATGGACCTTCACCGAGTGTCCCGGCCTTGTCGCGTTGAAATATGCGTTGGGTGCCTATCACCGCGACCCGCGTGTCGCGGGCTCGACCTATCGCAAGGTGGCGGGCGTTGGGTTGCCGATCGCGGGCGTCATCATCGAGGACTTCGTGCACCTCGCCAATGTCTGCGATGCGAATGGATGGAAGGTGGGTGGCGTCGTCTTCGAGCCAGCGATCGGATCGTCCTCGACCCGCTGGCAGAACCTGAAGGACATCCTGGCGGCGGGTGGAGCGACGCCGTGTTTCCGCAACGGCCGTCTGGGGTTGAAGGTCAGCGCGCCGCGTGTCGCGCTCGATACGATCACCGAAGCCGATCTGGCGGATGACGAGATCGTCGTGTCTTCGGGTCTCGGCTGGGAAGATCGGCTGAACACCCTGATCCCGAAGTACCGATCGCGTGACCACAAATGGGAATATGTCGCCTCGACCGAGCCGGTGTCGGTGCCCACCTTCGTCGAGGTCGATGGCGAGGTGAAGCGCGAGGAGCGGCAGTTTAACCTTGTCCAGCAGAAGGACCAGGCGGCGCAGCTCTGCGCGTATGAGCTGCTTGATCGCCGCGAGCTTGGCGAGATTGAGATCGTCGTAAAGCCGCGCCTGCGCAAATATGGGCCCGGTGATCTGCTGATCGTCGATCTGCCGAATGATGGGCTGGTCCAGCAACCCTGCGTCATCATGAAGCGGCAACCGCTGCCGGATCGGATGGCATGGAAGTTCATCCTGTCGGGTGAGACACCGTCGAAGCATGCGTATGCGCTCGGGCAGACGGCCGTGGCACCGCCTGTCCCCGCTCTCGGACAGACAGCGGATCTCGATACGGTAGCGGCGCCACATGATCCGGCCGTCGATGCTGTCGCGGAGACGGTCGAGCAGCAACAGCAGATCATCGACCAGCAAGCTGCGCTAATTCGGCAACAGCAGGATGAGCTGGGCAGTGTTACCGCCCGCGTGAAGAAGCTCGAGGACGGCACCCAGGAGCCCTGACCCGATCCAACAAAATGCGGGGACGGTCAAAAAACCGCTGTCCTACACGATTGCCAAATCCCACAAGAACAGGACCGGAACATTCCGGCCAATAAAGGAGCTTTCGATGACGACAGCAGCGTGTCTGCCCATTGCGGCAGACCGAGCGGGCGCGTGCGTTCGAACGATATTCTTCGAGGGGCTTGATCTTACTGGCGTCGCCTTGGCGTTGGAGGCTCGCCTCAATCCTGAAACCCCCGGACCCGCCAATATCAGCTTGGCGATGACGACTGTCGCAAATGCAGAGGGTATCCGGTTCATCGGCGTCACGGTCAACGACGGCGTTCCGACTAGCGAGATCACCCTTCGCATCAATGAGACGACCATGGAGGATGCATCCAAGTTCCCTTATTCCGGGGAGCTCGGATCATCGTCGACGCTGTATTATGACCTGATCGGCATCTTCGGTCAGGACAAGCGTCGCCTCGTCTATGGTACGCTGACCGCGCTACCGACGGTCTATGGCATGGACGGCGCTCCCGCCAATCGGCCGGAGGGCGGCTCCGCGCGCGGCGATGGCTCGGCGACCTGGAGCAGCGCCACGCTGACCTATGGCGATGACAAGACCGTCGTGCGGATCGATGGGGCCGACCTGATGGGTGCAGCGGTGGCGCGGGCCACTGCTGCGGCTGAGCGGGCGGAGATGATTGCCGAGGCCGTGTCGATCGAGCCCGCCCGAGGTGGCTGGCAGGACGTGGTGATCGACGCCGATAGTCGTGTGCTGTCCGGATATCACCCCGTTCTGGGCCAATTCCGCGCTGACATCGGCGCATTGGTGGCCGTGATCGACCAGCTGGATGGCCGCCTGGAGGTGGTCGAACAGCTCACTGGCGGTGGTGGCGGTGCAGGCGAGGCGATCCCCCGCGTCGGCGGATGGATCAGCGCCACGGTCGACGCCGACGGACGGGTCGTGACGGGTGTTCATCTGCTGCTCGGCAACTATCCCGCGACTGCCGCTGACGAGGCGGTGACGGCGGCCGTGAAGGTCGCGACGCTGCGCGCGCTGCGTCTGGGTGATGCCCAGACCCTGCATCCGTCGCCACCCAAGGTGTCGCGTCGGACGCTCAGCAAACCGCTGGTTGCCGACCCGGATATTGTCGGGCGTTTCGACCGCCGCCTGACCGCGCCGATCCCGCTGGTGCAGACCGGCAGTACTTACCCGCTGACCGAGCTTGCGCATGCTGCCTGGATCACTGCGGCAGACGGGTCTCGCTATGCCCCGTTCTATTCGATCCGGTTCATCACGGACGCGCCGCGAATAGACATCCGTTATAGCTATCCCGGCCAGCTGCGGGCGCTGGTCGATGGGATGCCGGTGTCCATCTCACGGACGCTCGATCTTGCCGATGGTGAGGACGACTGGCCGCTGATCTGCATCGACTTCGGCGCCGATACGCGGACCATCCGTCCGGCCTATGCCGTATCGGCTGCGGGCACAGGCTATGCAGAGGGTGATGTGCTCACCGTCGCAGGGTCAGCGGGCGATCCGCTTCGTCTGACCGTCACCTCGGTCAATGCTGATGGTTCGATCCGCAGCAAGGGTCTCCGCGTGCAAAGCTGGGGCACCCTGACAGCGCTTCAATCCGGTGCGGTCGCGGCGACGGGCGGAACCGGGTCGGGTGCGACCATCACGCTGTCCAATAACGGCGGGATGACGGGCCACACCACGCGTCGGATGCGGCGCATCGAGATCGTGCTGTCGGACCTGACGCAATTTGCAGACCTTCGGGTACCGAAAAGCAGTGCCGTCCGCCCTTGGCCGGTCGCGGGGCCACGGCTGATGGTCATGCAGGATAGCTATGGCCAAGTCTTTCCAGACTATCCGCAAGGGGTCTGGGCCCATCGCATGGCCGCCCGCCTCGGCATCGAGGACGTCTGGCTCAATACGATGGGTGGCACCGGCTTTACGGCGGGGTCGCTGCGCTACGCCCAGCGGCTCCCGGATATCGTGAGCAACGTGCCCTCGCCTCGCCAGCCGCTGATCTTCCTCACCCAGGGCAGCATCAATGACGTGAACGCATCGACATCTGACCTGCGCACTGCGGTGGAGGCTTACTGGCGCGCCGCGTTTGCTGCTCTGCCTACCGATGCCATCATGATCCAGACCGGGATACTGCGCGCGCCCGGCAACAATCCGGCGGATACCTTGTCTGCTGCCGTCCGCGACGGCTTCGCGGCCGCGTGCTCCGCTTTCGACCCGGAAGGCAAGCGGTCGGGCTTCATCGAGACGCGCGCGCCGCTGGCGATGATGACCGTGCCGGATGCCACAGCCGAATGGATCAGTGGCGATCAGGCGCATCCGACGCAGAGCGGGCACGATTTCATCGGCGACGCCTTCGCGCCCGAGCTGCTCCGCATCCTCCAGAATCTCGCAATTTAAGGAAGATCATCATGGCTGACACGACGACCGTAAAGCGCCTCACCACCTCCACCGACGACAACAACCTGCCGCTGTTCTGCAATGACCCGGCGGCCCAGGCGAAGGGTACGACCGACTTCGTCTTCGACTTTCGATCGGCGGTCGAATGGGGCGGCACCCTGCCAACGACCGGTCAGCCGCAGCCGACTGGGCCTTTCGCAAATCTCGCACTCGACAAGAGCTCCGTACTCGGCCGCGACCAAGCGGTGACGATCGCCAATGAGGGCGGGGCGGTTGGTCACAATGGCGACGGCCGCGGCCTGACGTTCGCGAACGGGGGCACGGCCTATTACACGCTGAAGAAGGCAGGCGTTGCCGCAGCGCAGGTCTGCGACCCGAAGACCGAGGGCTTTCGCGACTTCTATCTGGGTGCGTGGATCGTTCTTCGTGCGGCCCGCGCCGATCAAGCGAACGCAGGCTTCTTCGGCCTTGGCCAGGGCATCGACATCAGCGTCGGTGTCTGGATCGAGGATGACGGGATGGTCGGAATGCGTGGCGTCTCCCGGCGCATCCGTCCCGCAACGGTCGGCGCGCTGATGCACATCGGCTTGCATCTGGCGTTCGACACTGCCGCCGATAACACCAAGCTGCGGCTGTTCGCTGACGGCGCCGAGGTCGGCAGCCAGAGCGACGCGCTGTTCAAACCCAGCCAATGGCCGACGACCGCAGGCCGTTTCGCGATCGGCAGCCTCGGTGGCTTCGGATCGGCGGAGCATACGCTGGCACGCATGACCCGCACCTTCACCAAATGGCCGGGCGAGGGTGGGCTCGACCCGCTCAAGCTTCATCAGGACGAAGAGCGCTATAATCGCGCCCGCCTCGCCTGACATTTCGCGACGGACTGAACTGGCGGCCGGTGCTTTGTGCATCGGCCGCTTTGCGTTGGAGTGATCCCCATGGATAATGCAAGCTTCGCAGCACGTGCGGTCGCGGACTGGCCGCCCACTGTTGCGCCCCGTCATTCGACGGACATGGCTGGTTGGTGGTGCTCAACCTGGCGGTGATGACGTTCGCTACCGTCGTCGCGCTGATGTTCGCGGTCGACGCGATCCGCGGGTGGTATCGCAATCGCGACCGCGACCGGCCCTCCCATCCCGTCTCCATCTGGCGGTGGACCGGCTTCTGTTTTGCGATGGGCATCCTCCTGACGCGCGGGTCTGATGCCATCGTGCTGTGGAACTGGGACACGCGCGATCCGGCGGCCACTGGCTGGTGGCTGACATTCCAGCGATTCGTCGATCCGATCGCCATGTGCTTCGGTCTGACCGGGCTGGCGCTCCTGTATCTCTCTGCGCGCGGCATGGTCGTGCAGCTGCGGCGCAGGCCCTTTCCCATCGACATGTGGTCGAGCCTGCCGATGCTGAAACGCCCGGCATGCATCGCGATGCTCAGCCTGATCGCGGCGATTGGCGTGGTGTCCACGCGATGATCTGGAAAATGGGGGCAACCATGGGAGCGTTCATCCCCGTTGCGGCTGCGGCCGTTGCACGGGACACGGGGGCGACCGTCGCGACGAGCGCGCCCACCATCTGGCACTTTGCCGGCTATCCCTTCGAGGCGGGCAGCATGATCGCAGCGCTGTGCGCGTGCCTCGCTGTGCGCTTCTATGTCGCCCAGACCGATCGCCAGCAGCACCGCTGGACGGTCGACGCGCCAGTGACGATCTTGGCGCTGCTGTTCACTGCGGGAGCGGTGATGCGGCTCCGGCCCGATCCGGCGCTGGCGCTGATCTATGGGACCGGCCTTGGCGCGCTTGGCGCGGGGATCATCGCGATCGCGCTGAACTTCGTGCAGTCGAAGCTGCCGGGGTCGGAACAGCCGCCCGCCTGATCAAGTCGCCCCGCCCCGTTGCTGACCAGGCGGGGCGACCTGCTGTCCGCCCAGCGAATGCCGGGCGGGTGATTGGTAGGGCTCAATGATGTCGAAACGATGAATGCAGGGGCCGCCGGCTAGGGAGGTGGGCGACCCCTGCGGCCGGCGTAACCATCGGGGGACGGGGCCGGCCTGTGGCTCCTTTATCCCGCCTCACGGCTACCTGTCTCCAACAAAGGATAACAATATGACCGAACCTACGTGGCTCTCCGCCGCGCGGGCGAAGCTTGGCGTGCGCGAGACGCCCGGCCCCGCAAACAATCCGACCATCTTGGGCTGGGCAAAGACGCTCGGCGCCAAGGTCTTGGGGATCGTCTTCAATGCGGACAGCGTGCCGTGGTGCGGTCTGTTCGCCGCGAAGTGCGTTGCCGAGGCGGGCCTGACGCCGCCCCCAATCGCGATCCGTGCGAAAGCCTGGGCCACCTGGGGCAAACCGCTGGCCGCATCGGCGCTGGCACCGGGCGCGGTGCTGGTCTTCGAGCGCGCTGGAGGCGGCCACGTCGGCTTCTATGTTGGGGAGGACGACACCGCATACCGCGTCCTGGGCGGTAACCAGTCGGACGCGGTGTCGATCACGCGCATCGCCAAGGATCGGTGCATCGCGCGCCGCTGGCCTGCTGGCCTGCCGGTGATCGGCAAGCCGGTGCGGCTGTCCGCCTCTGGCGCGCCCCTTTCGAGGAATGAGGCGTGAGCGGCGATGGCATCCTGATCGCGATCGCGATCGTGATGGCGGCGATCATCCTGTCCGGCCGTGGAGCACCACGCGCAGGCGGTTATCGATGCAGGGGCGGCGGGCAACCCCTCCCCCCTCCGCCAACGGGCGGTAGCGCTGTTTCGAAGCCCGCGAGGCCGGTCCGATGAATTGGCTGACCTTTCTGCGCCGGTTCTGGCCGGCGCTGATCGTTCTGGTGCTCGGCCTGTGGGTAGCGCGCCTTGATCACCTCCGCGCCGAATACCGCCAGACGCTGACCAATGAGCGCGCGGCATGGTCGATGGCGATCGCAGACGGCGAGAAAGCCCGATCCGCGGACGAAGCGCGCTTCGCCCACCAGCAAGCCGCCGCCATCCAGACCTATGCCGCCGCCCTGGCCGCCCGCCAGCCCCTCATCATCCACTCGAAAGACACGGTGACACGCTATGCGCAGACTGATGCTGGTCGCGCTCTGTGTCGCGCCCCTGACCGGGTGCGCGACATCGACGCGCTCGATGCCCTACTCGCCCGAGATCCCGCCGCCCCCAGCCGCAGCGGGGGAGCCGTGCCGCCCGACGGCCCAGCACCGCCAGCCGGACGGTAGCGCCAGCGCGGCCGACGACGACGCGACAATTCGCGACGGCCGGTTCGACCTTGCTGACTGTGACGCCAAGCGCCGCCTGCTCTGGGACGCTTGGCCCCGCCGCTAATTTCCATCTGAAAGGACTGACCTATGAGGACCCTCCTATGGGTGGGCGCGATGGCGCTCGCCTGCCTATCGGCAACCGCGGCGGCGCAAACGACTTATCCCAAGATCGTCGCGCCATCGACGATCGTACCGCCCTCGGGGGTGGCTTTCACGGACGTCGACGGATCAACGAAGGTCGCGTCACCGGCAACGCCGCTCCCGGTTGCCGGTAGGCAGGAGAGCGTGGCCTTGGTCACCGCCAATACCGCCATCGCGCCCGTCACACTTTATGGGGGGACCTACATCCTCACCCAGGTCTGCACGGGCTATGGCAGCGTCGCGCTGCGCTATCGGTCGCCGGATGGCACAATGCTTATCCTGGCGACGAAGGTTGTCGGGGACACCGGGGGCGGCACCGTCTTCCAATTCGGCACGTCGCAGGTGGTCGATGTGCTGCTGACCGGCACGACCGGCTGCACCGTCACTCTCTCGAGGATTCCGTAATGCGCATGATCATTGCAGCGCTGGCCGCACTCTTCCTCGCCCCGCCGATTACAGCCCAGGTCGTCGTCCCCCCTCCTGCGCCCGGTGGCGTGCTCCCCAGTCCAGACTGGCCGCAGGCGCCAGCCGATGGTGACAAGGGCCCGGCGGTCGGCGGACGCGCATACCAGCGATACCGCGTCGCCGTGCCCATCGCGGTGCTGGCATCCTTCGACCAGGTGTCCCGGCTGACCAGCGCGCCAAGCGACGCCAGTGATGTGGCGGCGGATCCACTCTATGGGGACACGCGGCTGACCCTGACTATGGCGGGCTACGGATCGCGGCTACTGCGCCCGGCCGCACCGCTGACTACAGCAGTCAACGGTAGCGGCCAGCTCATACGCTTCTGGACCAAGCCGATCGCGGGCGTCGATCCTCGGCTGGGGGATTACAAGATCCGCCTCTATTCCGACGGGTCACCCGCGTCGCCGGGGGCAAATTACCATGTCTACAATGCGGCCTCGCTGATCCGGGAGGGGCAGAAGGGCGGCGAGCAGCGGTGGGGCAGCTTCACCATCCCGGTATCCGCATTCACGGCGACGGGCACTGGGGCCAATCTTTCGGCGCTGACCTGGGCCATGGTGGAGGTGGCGCCGAATTCGGCATCGAGCACGGTCATTGCGCTCGGCAATGTCGAGCTGGTGGCCAATGCCCTGACCAAGGCAAAGATCATCATCGGCTTCGACGATCAATATCCCGCCACCATCGCCTATGCCTCGCGTGCGATGGCGCGCTATGGCTTTCGTGGTGTGCTCTATCTGTCGCCCGCGATCGATGCGGGACGCGCGGGCAGGCTTTCCGTCGCGACGATCAAGAATTTACACGACAATCTGGGATGGCAGATCGCCAGCCAAGCCTACACCACGGAGGCAGCCACCGGCCCCGGCGGCATTGACGTCATGACCGCCGATCAGCGCACCGCCGACATTGCCAAGCTGCGCAATTGGCAGAACGCCTTGGGCCTCTCCGGTGGGGGGACGGGCAGCTATTACAGTAACGTCGGCGTGACCGACATGATCGCGTATCCCGCTTTCCGACAGTCCTATCGGTCGATGCGCGCCTATTATTTCGGAGAATTCACGCAGGTCGAGACCTACCCTTGGGGCGATCCCATGCGCATCCGCGCCATGGGGGCGGGCGAATTCCAGTGGGGCAACAGCGCCGCGATTTACTCGACCTATTGGAAGAACCATGTCGACCGGGCCATCGCGCAAAAGGGCGTGGGATTCCTGGTCTTTCACGACGGTCTGTCGGGATCGATGTCGAACTGGCAGTCCGGCTTCGACCAGTTGATGGCCTATCTCGATGCCAATCGCGCGTCGATCGACGTCGTGACGGTCGAGGATCTCGAGACGCCGTAACATGACACAAGGCGGGGCGGCAGCGTATCGCCGCCCTCACCCCCTGAGAGTGAGCTTTGCCGACACAGCCATCTCGCGAAACTTGGCCTGCCAGAACGCGCCCGCATCTGCCCAGGGTGTTGCGATCTCGAAATCGCCCATACGGCTGTCCCACAGCTTCTCGGCGAGATATTCGATCAGCGCCTGATCGTCGTTGCTGGTGCAGAGGCGGCAGCGGGCCATGGCGAATCTCTTGATTATTTGTTCTCGTTCCGTTCCATAGCATGATGCGCCGCCATCATCGAATCGTCGTCGAGCTTTCCGTCCAGGTACTGCGCCAGGCGATGATCGATAGCGGCCAGCGCCGGTGCGACACAATCCCAGTTCGCCTCGCCCTCCGCTGCTTGCTACCCCACTGCCCTGAGCACTGGCCGTTGACGACCTTCTGGGAATCGGCCGGGCAGTCAAATGAGATCGGCCGCGCCCAGGGCGTGACGGCGGCGTTCAACGGGATCGTGCGCCAGCTGCGCCGATCAGGGGTATGGCGCGATCAGGACCACCCGGCGACATAGCGTATCGCGCCCCAGACGCTGGCGATCAGGCCAGAGGCGGCCAGCACGGCAAAGCCCCCGAACTCCAGCCACACCCCTACCCGCTCCCATCGGCTGGGTAACGGCTCGTCACGCGGGTGCATAGGAAGCGGGTCAGATCGGCGATCACGGCGCAT